CAGCTCAGCCCCAGATAATCCCTCAGAATCCAATGAATCCGGCGGGTCTACCGCCCGGCGTGGCCATGCGCGCCTACATGAGCGACCCTTCAAAGTACGCCGAGCTGCTCGCGGGCACGCCGGAGTGGCGCACTGCGCTCGCGGCCGCCGGCGGAAATCAGCAGCGGGCCATGCAGATGCTCCAGCAGGAGGCCACCAAGAAAGGCACGATCACCATGCGCGGTGGAGAGATGGCGCTACTGCCCAATGCTCAGGGCGGATACGACACGCGCCGCTCCCCCAATCTGCCTCCCGGCTTCGAGCCTAAGTTTGACCAGCAGGGCCAGTACGTCGGCACTCAGCCCGCGCCTGGTCTCATCGCCGGGCAGGCTGCCGAGGCCGGGGCCGCGACAGCGGCGCGCGAAGCCAATACCCCTCTGGAAGTGGACATGGGCGGAGGGGTGAGGAAGCTTTCGTATCCGGGAGATATTCTTCCTCCTGCCCCGGCGACTCGTCAGCAAGGCGCTCCTGGTGGCCAGAAACAGTACTTCCAGGGCGGCCCGCCCCAGGCTCCATTGCCTCAGCCTCCACCATCGGTTCGCGGAGGCGCTTCTCAGGCCGTGGGCGCACAACCCGAGCAAGGCATGTGGGCGAGCGTACCGAAGCTGTCCATTCCGAATACCCCTGGTCAGACTACGGATACGTTTCATGCACAGCTTCTCAAGGATGCCGCGGCAAAGCATGAGGAGCTGGTCAATAAATACGGCTCCGACGCGGATCTCGCCGACGCGCGCATTGCTTTCAACAAGGAAGCATTGGGCGTTCTCAATGGCGCCGAAACCGGTCCGCTGTCCGATGAGCTGACTAAGTTGCGCGCCAAGGCGCAGGAGTTAGGAGTCCCTCCCTCTTGGATTCCGGGCAGCGATACTGTCGCCGATACTCAGTTGCTCAAGAAATTCGCTCTGCGCAATCCGCTACTCAATCTGAAGCCAACTTTCGGCGGCCACCCGGCGGCATCTGAATTCCAGATCCTGGCAAACGATGCGAGTCCGTCCGCGAGTCAGATGAAGCCCGTGTTCGCTCGCCTGGCCACTCTCGACACTCAGCAGGCTGAGTACACGAAGCAGAAGGCTGAGGACTACGGTACTTATATCAGCAAGGGAGGCGATCCGATGCGCTTCGAGAGTTGGTATGCCAATCGCAAGCCACTCGCGAACTACTTCGCCCAGAAGGCGACGCCGCCCGCGGCATTGGAGCGCTTGAAGCAGCGGCCCGAGACACTCGCTGATTTCAAGTCTGCTTTTGGCTGGGACCCGACAGCAAAATAATGGGCGCCTACGATGATCTGATCAACGTGACTCAGCTTGAAGCCCCTCCGGCCGCGGGCGCCAATGCGTACGCGGATCTCATCCAGAAGCCCGCTTCCGAGCAGGCCCAGGCCGAAACGCCATCCATCGCTCATCAATTGGAGCGAGGTGCGGGCCTCTCTGCTCGAGCATTGATAGAGGGCGCGGTCGGCCTTCCCGCCCAAGTTGCCGACGTCGGCCATAGCCTGTACTCGCTCGCCACCGATCCCCAGGCCCGCTCCGCAACCTGGGAGCAGATGAAGCATCCGAGCCAATGGCTCACGCCAGACCCGAGCGCGCCGTCTCAGCAGTTTTCGCGTGCGCTCAACCCCTATTTGCCCCAGCCACAGACGGCGGCAGAGAAGGTCATGAGCGTAGGGCTCGGCATGGAAGGCGGGGCGATGATGCCACAGGTGCCAATACCCGGCGCGAAAGCGCCTGCCAACTTCATGACTCCTGATCAGCAGAAGGCGCAGCGGCTCGCGCAGTCCTTGAAGGAAGCTCAGGACGCTGGTTTTGTAGTGCCGCCATCCACGACCAACCCGGCCCTTGGAAACCGAGCACTGGAGACAGTGGCTGGCAAAGAATCGACGCAAAACCAGGCGCGCGTTATCAACCAGAACGCGCGCAACGAACTCGCGGCGCAGGACCTCGGACTGAAGCCAGAAGTGTTCACGCCCGAGGCCGTGGCGGCGGTAAAGAAGGAGGCGGGCCAGGGGTTCGAGGCTGCGCGCGGCATCCCTACGGTCACGACAGACGACCAATATGTGAACGATCTGTCATCGGTACTGAAGGAAACGCGCGGCTCGAATGCGTCCTTCCCAGGATCGGCCAATCCCGATGTCGAACGCATCGTGGATACCTACCTGCAGCCAAACTTCACCGGTGACTCGGCGGTGTCCGCCATCAAGCTGCTGCGCGGCAAGGCGAGCGACGCGTATAGGCAGGGTAATAGCGAGCTCGGGATGGCCTACAAGGGCGTGTCCAGCGCCATCGAGAGCCAGCTGGAGCGGGGCGCGCAAAGCTCTGGCGGGGCGTATACCGATCTCGTGCAGGCGATGAGACAGGCTCGGCAGACCTACGCCAAGGCCTCGACCATCGAGGATGCCATGGACGCAAACGGCAACGTCTCGGGCATTAAGTTGGCAGCTGCGTGGCGCCGCGGCGAGCCGCTATCAGGGGGTATGCTGCTTTCTGCTGAGCACGCCGTGAATTTCCCCAAGGCCAATCTACCGGCGAACTCGAGCAATATTCACCACCTGGATACGTTCGGGACGCTGCTCGGCGCCGGTGTCGGTGAGCATGCGCTCGGGCCCGCGGGCCTCGTTGCGGGAGCCGCTTGGCCTGCCGCTCGATATGGGGCGCGATCGTACTTACTCAGCGGAGCGGGACAAGCCGGAGCTCGCCCCGCTGTCGCGCCTTCGCGCGCAGCCTCGCTCGCTCGCGCTCTCGCCCGCCCCACTGTCGCGGCCGGCGCGGTCAACGATATCAACTCTCAATAGGTGACTCGTGCCCTGGAACGGTAGTGGAACATACACGCGCGCATATCCAAGCTGGGGTAATGATGCCAACTCGGGACTGCCTATTTCCTCCACAAAGTTCGATTTGGAGGACAACGACTTCGCTTCGGGAATACAGAATTGCCTGACGATTGACGGGCAAAACATCCCAAACGCCACCCTCAATTGGAAGCAGCAGCTAAACCTAACTCGTGGCACTGATGGAAACATTTCTATCTGGGGGCGCACTGGTGGGTCGAACAATCCCGCGCTCACGTTCTCTGTTGCAGACGCGACGGGAGTGGCATTTTCTCTTTCCACTGCACAGCAGATTGGTTTTTCGACCGGAGGAAATTCCCGCCTCACGATAGGCGGGACTGGCGCAGTTGTTATCAGCGCACCCACTTCTGGCGTGGGCCTTACTGTAAACGGCGCTGCCAATAGCAACTCATTATCAATAATCGGAAGCTCTACATCTGGCCAGTCACTTGGACTAAGGATCGCGGCGGGAACAACAAGCGCAGATTTTGGAATTTTCTGTACGAATCAAAGTGGATCTGCCGGATTTTTCGAAGTCAATGGCGCCGGCGTAGTCCAGGGAAATGACGGTGCAGGTAACTTGCTTGAGTTGGGGTACAAGGGAACTCCATTCAACCAACAGAGTAGCAACTATATTGCACAGACTTCCGATAGGGGAAAGTCTATAGTTTTGACAGGGTCCGCTGGACAGACTTTGACGATACCAAACTCTGTATTCTCTGCAGGGGACGTGTTCACCATCATCGCAAATAACGGCACCAATGCATTTACCATTGCCCAAGGGTCTGGGGTGACTATTTTTTGGGCAATCGGCGGAGTTTCGTCTGGAAATAGGACTCTAACTAGCCTTGGAATTGCGACGGTTGTTGCCTTGACATCGAGCGCATTCCTAATCAGTGGTTCGGGATTGACATGACGGGTATTTTGAATGTGTTTCTTGGGTCAAATAGTACTTTTACTCCTGTAACTCATACATTCAACGCCGCTGGGTCACACACAGAAACAATACCTCCTAACTCAAGTACTGCCGTTATGGAGGTCTGGGGAGCGGCGGCGGGAGGCGGCGGGACCAATACAGGAGGTGGAGGTGGCGGCGGCGCGGGAGGGTATAGCCGGTCCTCCATATCCGTAGTGGGCAGTGGCAACAAGACATTAGCTATTGTGATCGGAGCCGCGGGAGCCGCAGGTGTAAACAGCGCATCCCCCACAAACGGTGGAAACGGGGGCGCCTCATCCATCAGCAGTGGCACTTTCAGCATCACGACCATGACTGCGAATGGGGGGTCCGGTGGAGTGGCGAGCAATGCCGGCGGAGGGGCCGGAGGGGCCGGAGGCGGGGCCGCTGGGGGCAATGCAGCCAATACGACGGGCGGGACGGGCACTTCCGGTAATGGCCCGGGACAGGCCGGAGGACCGGGCGCGACCGGCACGGTCGGCATCAACGGGACGGGGACGAACGGGGGCATGGGGGGGAGCTCAAGCCCCAACATAAACCCCACCGCGGGCCATGATGGGCTGGCCATCATCCGATACACATAGCTATCGCTGGCGCCAAGCCCAAGCTGTACACTGTCGCGCAGCCCAGACGGCAAAGGAACGCTATGAGCGCGCAGACGATATTCAGTGACCTTTCGCCTCGTCCGCCGCCGCCCGCATCATCGAAATCATCGGATCACGAGTCCGTTCTCGATCGCGCCGCAGCAATACTTTGGAAGGCGTGCGGCATATTCGAGCGCCATCGGAACGAGAACCGGCGTCACTCCGAGCGCGGCCCAGATCCGGACTACACTCCTTCCTCCTCCCTGCACATAGGCGCTTATCACGAGAGGCCTCCCTCATGGCAAAAATGGATCCTGAACGTCGTCGCTGGCGTGATTGTGACGGGGATCCCGGCTCTCATATACGAGATGTCATTGCTGGACTCGAGGCTTGCCTCGATGGAGACGCGACAGGCGGACATTCAGGCGGAGTCAGCTCAGCGGATGAAAGCGGTGGAGGACAGGACGCTGAGGCTCGAGGGAAAGGTATTCCATTGAGCCCGGGCCCTACCCAAGTACATCCCGAGCATTGCACGACGGTGTCCGGGGCTCAGGGCGGATTGACGAACGTCAATAACGTGAGACTTGGATTCGAGGGCGCGACGCTCGTCGTTATAGTCATCATGGCCGCGGTGATCGGCGCGTGTGGAGTCGTGATGGGTCTGAACCTATCCAGACAGGCCGATATGGCCGAGAAGTACGACGATCTCCGGCGGCAGTATAGAATGACCGAACTGAAGATGGACGACTGGACTGTCGTCGCTCACCGTGCGGGCCTGCAACTGCCAGGAGACTACGCGCGTGGCCCACAGGGAAATCCTGACGCCGAATCGTTCAAATTCTCCAAACAGAAAGGAAAGTGAGATGATTGCACCAACAGTCGCCCGCGTAGTCTGGGTCATTCGCCCTCACGATACGACGGACATCAAGCAGCCCGAGGCGGCATTCGTGACATACGTGCACAACGACCACCTCATCAACGTCGCCGGATTTGATCACAATGGTGATCCTTTCAAGCTCACTTCGTTGACTCTCGTGCAGGATGATGAGCCGAAGCCGGAAGGGAATTTCGCGTGCTGGATGCCATACCAGAAGATACAGCAAGAAAAGACTCAGCAACTAGCTGCCCTAGCCAGCGGAGGTAAGTGAAATGGGCGCTGGAGGAATCATCAACGACGTGCACGAGAAGATCGCAGACCTATTGCCTCTCGTAATGAAGCCTCGCTTCTACCCCACCAACTCTGGTGCGCGCGATCGTCTCGAGATGATCAATTCTCGTGGCGCGGCACAGGGCACTCAGGACGATCTTGAGTTCCTGGGCCGCTTGGTCTCGGAAGCAACTCGACCCCCGGAGTAGCGCATCATGGTTGAGCAGCTCCATCGCCTGATCGATACCGGGGCTGCTCAACCCGTGATCAACGAAAGGGTCGCTGCATTGTTGGAAAACTCACGCCGCGAGATCGAGAAAATTGGCAGCGACCATGAGAAGCGCATCCGGTATTTGGAGCGCACGGTGTCGTGGGCGCTGGGGGCGATCGGAGCCTTGTCCTCTCTGGTTCTCATCCTGAAGGAGTTCATGAAGTGAAGCTCTCGCCCCTCGGGCTCGCCATCCTCTGCTTCTGCGAGAAACTCGAATTAGTCGGGTATCTTGATGATGGTGGCGTGCCGACAGCCGGTTACGGACACACAGGCAAGGACGTTGTTATCGGAAAGCGCTACAGCCTGCTTCAGGCCCAGATATGGCTGGCGTCAGACGTGGCTCCTCGTGAGCAATCTGTCACTAGGTCGGTGAAAATCGCACTCACCCAGCATCAGTTCGATGCTCTCGTGATGCTGTGCTTCAATATCGGTGTCGATGCTTTCGAGAAATCGACTCTGGTGCGCGACCTGAACGCCAACGATGCCCAGGACGCCGTTATTCAGTTCGCCGTCTGGGACAAGGTGCGCGGGGTTGAGGACCCTGGTCTGGAGCGCCGCAGAGCTATCGAAAAAGCATTGTTCCTGTCATAGACTACAGCCTCATCTCGGCAGGCGGGAGGGGCGATGGAGACTCAAGCGGCGATTCCGTGGTACCAGTCGACGGTCATCCGGCGCCTCGCGCTATCCATCCTCATCCAGATTCTAGCTCTCACGCACCTCTCGAAGTTCTTTGCGGGCGTGGACTTAGCTCAGCTCGTTGATGACATCCTTCAGCTCGCGGCCATGGCCTATGCTGGCTGGGCGATTCACGCGAGAGTGACTAAGAACAATCCTGAGGTCGTTTCGAGCCAGGCCAAAGCAGACGTCGCCAACTCACAGACTCCACAAGGTAAATCTACATGATCTTTTTCACTTCACTCGCGGCTCAGTTGAAGGGGCCGCTGGGTCAGCTCGGTCCTGAGGAGATGCAGGTGGTGG